GGGGCGGCGACGACAACGCCGGTCTGCTCTGCGACGCCATCATCGGCAAGGGCTGGAGCGAAGATCCGCAGATGGGTGACGACTTCGACAACGTGATTCAGGAGAGTTCCCGTGCAGTCCGCGCCTGAGACGGTTTCGGTTGCCGACAAGGCTTGGGCCACGTTCATTCCTGATCGTCGCCCCGCCTTCAAGGCCCACAACACGCTGGGTCAGGCGAAGAACGCCGTCATCAACATCAGCCGGTACGGCGCTCGTACCGGGTTCACCGAAGACATGGTGATCTACAAGTTGGGCGAGGACGGGCAGTACGCGCCTTGGCTGAAGATCGCCCGGGGTACGTTCCGCAACGACTACAAGGAACTGGCGGAGAAGCCGCAGAGCCGTTCCGACAGGATGGGCGAGGTTCTGCGGCTGGAGAGGAGCCTGAGGTACCACCTCGATGAGGCGATACGTCTCCGCGTAGAGATCGAGGTGCGGCGTAAGGAACTGGAGGGGTCGTGAGCGGGCACCGCGTGGAGCTGAAAGTCAGCTTCTGGGTTGAGGACGGTGCCGTGCGCCAGGACGTCGAGACTGTGATCAGCGTCTTGGAGGCTGCGGCGTACGAGCGGGGAGTCAGCGATTTCCGGGCGACGCCGTCCACGGTGGACGGCAATGGATGGTTCGAGAAGTACGGCTACGAGGAGAAGCGATGACTGGTGCGGAGCATTACAAGGCTGCCGAGAATCTGTTGGCGGCGTTGGAGGAACCGTCGGAGAAGGCGCGGGAGAACGGTTCCGGCGGGTTGGAGCCTGCGACGGTGATGGCGATCCTGGCGAAGGCTCAGGTCCATGCGACGTTGGCGGATGCTGCGGCGAACGCGTTGTATGAGCCGGAGGACGGGTTGCCGGAGCCGTCGCGGACGCAGTGGTTGCGGGCAGCGAACTAGCCTCTGGAGTCTGGTGGAGCCCCTTCGGCACAGCTCGAAGGGGCTTTACGGCGCTTAGCCTTTCCAGTATCGTTGCTACTGCAAGCACACGACACCGGAGGAGAAGCCAAATGGACACCATCGACCGAGCCCGCAGCTACGGCGTCCGGATGGACGAGTCGCTGGACTCCGCCCAAATCGCCGAGATGCACGCCGTCAAACGCGAAGAGACCGTGTCCCTGAGCGACAAGCGCCTGGCCCGCATCACCCGCCTCCGCCTCATCGGCTACAACTCCCGCGAATACCCCCGCTGGGACATCAGCTACTGCTACGGCGAACTGAAGGACGGCACCCCGGTGCGCGTGCAGCTCTACGGCAACATCGGCCGCAACTGGAAGGGCGACCTGATCAAGATCGCCCAAGCCGCAGGCGTCTTCGCCAAGGGCCTGGGCCTACTGGACGAAGACATCGTCAGCCGCCTGTACGGCTGAACCTGACCTCAAGGCCGAAACGCCCCACCCGGGAGGGTCGGACGTCGGACGGTGAGCACCGTCCCTGACGATGGCCGTCAGAAACCAAGAACCGGAGGAACGGCCATGAACACCCGCCTGACCCGACTCGCCACGGCAACGCTCGCCGCTGCCGCTCTGGCCCTGATCCCCACCACCGCCCACGCCGGACAGTCCAACGGACCCGGACTCCCCAGCAGCCCCTCCACCTGGACCTGCCGCCAGTACAACCACATCCAGCCCTACACGTACCACGGCGTGCAATCCGAAGCCTGCGACGGCTACGCGCCCGACAGCAACAAGTTCGGAGGCGACGTGGACGCCATCGTGTGGAACGCTCGCGGCGTCCTGAAGTCCTGCACCGTACAGCTGAACACGGTCCGCAACCACCGCGCCTACCCGATGCGCGGATACAGCGCCACCTCCAAGGCCATCGACAACGGCCACGTCTGCGACGCCCAGGCATTCTGGAAACTGCCGCGCGGCTACTACAACGTCACCACCAAGTACCAGTCCACCGGCGGCGTGCGGTACGAGACCGTACAAGGACCCGTCGTCTACTGGCCCGGCAGCTGACCGGGTCCGGTCCCGCCCAGACCATCACCCTGGGCGGAAGCCAGATCCATTCAGAACCGGCAACCGGAGGAACCCATGTCCGCATGGCTTGACATCACGAAAGGTCACCCGCCCGTCGTCCACTTCCACCCCGACGCGTGCCGCGTCATCAACGCCGACACGATCGCCCACCAGAGCCTCAACGCCCGCACCGCCGCCAACGGCGTTACGAACCGACAGTGGGGCCTGTGCACCGACTGCAACCGAAACCCGAAACTGTAACCGGAGGAACAGAAGTGAACGACACCAAACCCGGACGGCACGCCCTCAAGCCGCCGCTGCCGCAGCGCATCCCCGGCCAGTCCCTGACCGACGCCTACGCCGCCGAGCAGCTGGCCGAGCAGGAGGAGACCCGGCTGAAGGCTCAGCGCCTCGACGACGTCCACGCCTGGCTGAGCGCGTGGTACCGCTCCTGCGTCGTCCACGTCCAGCTGTACAAGCAGCGCGTGTACGCGGAGGTGCTGTACATCATCGAGACCGGCAAGCTGCCCGCCGACGACCTGGCGGCTATGGCCGAGTTCGAGAAGAACCTGTACAACACCGCCCTGGCGGCCATCGAGGAACAGAACGGGAGGACCCAGTGAAGTTCGAGAACCTGCCCGCGACCATGCAGAACGCGGCGCTGAACGGCGGACACATCATCGTCCACGGCACCGGAAGCTTCAACGCCCACCTCGCGTCCGCCTACAAGCGTTGGGACAACGCCAAACACCTCATGTGCGACGGCTGCGACAACCTGGCCGAGGAAGGCGCGTACGACATCATCCCCGTAGAGGTGCCGCAGCCGCTTCTGGCGCTGCTCGACACCAACGTGCGGATCCAGGCCGCGCTGCGCGTGACGAGACGTCTGTACCTCGACGCGGTCACGCGCGGGGACACCGGAGTGCCGCTCCTGACGATCCTGTACGCCCTGGAGAACGGTGTCGAAGACACCGCCATCACCAAGGACGACACGGGATGGGAGGCGTTCGTCAGAGACCGGCGCTTCGAAGCCGAACTTGTCATCGCTGACCGCAAGCGCAAGGCTTTGGAGAACCTGCGCAAGGCTTCGGAGAGTCCGGAGTGAGCATCGCCTGGGAGGCGTTCGTCAACGCGGACGACGCGAACGAATACGCCCATGTCACCTACCGCAACGCATCCCACAACGCCGGTAACATCATCGAGCTTGACGATGAGGTCGTCTGCATCGACGTGCGCACCACGAAGCGCAGCGGCAAAGGGGCGGATCACGTGTACCGGTTCTTTCCGAACGGTGTCGTAGACAAGGGCACGCCTGGACCGTTTGTTGCCGCAGACCCCAGCGCCGATCCGGCTACGCAGGCTCCGGATGACGCCACCCGCGCCGTCAAGGCCATGCTGAGAGACATCGCCGCAGACATGACCGGCGCCTACGTGCACAACGTCAGCCACGCCTTCCGGCTCCACGACACCCCGGGTGGCGCAGGTTCGGAGTACGCGCATCGCTACCTCGCGGAACAAGGACGGCGCATCGCGGAAGTTCTCCGCCGTACCGCCGACACCCTCTAGGCGCAACGCTCCGCACCTCCGGAACCGGCCCGTGCGTCCCTAGGCCGGACACGACAGAAAGCCCCCTACGGACAGCCGTAGGGGGCTTCTGCGTGTAACTAAAGCCCCACCAATCCCTCGGGAGGGTGAGGAACAATCGGATGCCGCGTGTCCGGCCCACCGCATCCACTAGGGGCTCTCAACGCCGTACCTGAACCATCCCAGATTGACCACAGAACTAGCCGACGAACGCCCTGTGATCAGTTGTGGCCTTACGTCGCCGGGGCCACCAACAGACTAGATGGTCGCCACAACGCGCGACAAACGACCAGCGTACTTCGGAGCCCGCAACGCCAACGTGGTGTCCGTCAACACCGCGAACGGCAGCGTGTCCGGAGCCGTCACCGTCGGAGCCAGAGGCAGAATCTGCATGTTCCGGGTGTAAGGACGCACCAAGAAGTTCGGATCCATCGACAACAGATAGATGTCCTCGTACGCGTTCTGGCCCGACGCCACCGGACGAGGCTTAGCGCCCGCGTTCGTGCCCACGTAAGCCGTGGTGCCGGTAACCCCAGACGAGTTCGTCAACAAGTTCGAACCAGTGTCCACGATCGTGGTCACAGCCACGCCCGTGGTGTCGAACGCATCCACAACACCCAGCAACGTCTCCGTGCCGGTACCCGTCGAGCGGTACACCTTGTACAGGATCGGGCTGGCGTTGTCCGGCAGACCGGTCGGCGTCGAGAACGTCAACGTCACCGTAGAAGTAGAACCCGACGTGGCCTGCGAAACCTCAGTCGAAGCAGCGATCTCACCGAACCGCGACACAACCGCAGTCACCTGGTAGTAGTACGTCGCAGCCGCCAACGAACCAGTCGTGGTGGCCGTCGCCGTGGCAACCGCCCCCATCTGGAACGTCTTAGGCGACAGGAACGACGACTTCACCAGCGGAATACCACGGTACGTCGGCACATTCAAACCGCCGCCCAGGTTCGTCGTCGGCGCGGCGAACCGCTGCTGCGAAACGAACAGCTGCGAAATAGCCGACACCATACGGCCCGACATAACCATCATCCACGGCGAACCGTCGATCGGCATAGCCGCGTTGGACTCCACCAGGTCGATCAACTCGTCCAGGTTCGCCAGGGACACGCTGCCGTTGACGTCCTGCGCGTTCACGAACGCGTTGGAGCCGGTACCGGCAGTCCAGTTCGACACCAGGTAGTCCAAGCCCGAAGACATCGGCTGAACACCGTTGGTGGTAGCCGGGTCGTTACCCCAGATGAACGCGTTCTCGATAGACCACAGCATCGACTGAACAGTGCCGTCGAGCTCAAGCTGCCGCAGGTCACCCACGATGTCGCGGGTCACGGTCTGCGCGAAACCAGTCACCGAACCCACAGCCTGGTACAGGCGGATGTTGTACACCGACTGCTCGTAGGTGCTGTTGCTGATCGGACGAGCGCCACCGTCGATGACAGCGCCGGAGTCCGGCCGGTTCACGCGGCGGTTGAAGAAGTACTGCGTGGAGTTCCACTGCTTCGTTGGGATAGCCGCCAACATAGGCGAATACCGGCGCTGGTACTCCAGCAAAACCGGGTCGATAGCCTTCGGGATGAGCGGGCTGACAGTGCCCGCCGTAGTCACTGCCTCTTCAAGAAGAGTCATGTTAGACATATCAAAAGTCCTTTACTGGTCTTAGGGCTGGTCAGCCAGCAACCGGGGCGTCCGGCGAGGGAGTCTGCGCATACTTGCCGAGCAACAGCTCAACGCGGTGGTTGTCGAACAACTCCTTGTCGGTGAGCTGAACATCCTCTTCAGTGTTCTCCGACAGCCGGTAGCCACGCCGTGGCGGCAGGCCATTCTCCTTCAGGAACTCGTTGCGCAACTCATCGCGCAACTCCTTCCGCAGCTCAGAAGCCAGGGACTCCTTCAAAGCGGACAAGTCAGGTGCCTTCTCGTTGACGCTCTCCTGAGCGGTCTCAGCAACCTTCTCGCCGGTCTCGACAGTCTCCTGCGTCGGGGCAGCGTGCTTGGGGTCTTTCTGCTCGGCGGCGGCGCGGAGAGCTTCCGCGACAATGCCGCCGATGGTCTCGGCCAGAAGCTTCTTGTCCTCTGGCGTGAACAGGCCGGTTGGAGCCGCCTCAGCGGCCTGGGTGGTCTCGCTCACGGCGGACTCCTCTTCGATGTGGGATTCGTGCGTATCTGCCGAAGCCGTGGAGTGATCATGGTCATGGGTATGCACGTGAGACTCCGAAGCCCCCGGCAGATGAAAATGCGTGTGCCCGTGGGCGTGGTCATACGACCCGCCACCGGCGTTCTCGTGCGCGTGAACGTGCCCATGGGTGTGGGACGCGTCACCGCCCGTGTCGTGAACGTGGCCGTGTGAACCAGCCGGAGCCGCCTCCATAGCATCGTCAGGACTCACCGAACCGGCATCAGTGTCGCCGTCAACCGGGTCCGTCGCCTCAACAACCGGCTCCGACACCGTCAACTCGGAGCGCAACTGCTCCAGCAACTCCAAAACACGAGACTCCGTCAAAACGTTCTCGCCGTCCGGAACCGACTCCTGACCCTCGCGACCGGCATCAATATCGGCATCCGCGTCAGGATCCATAGCGTTCACAGCGTCCATAGCAGCCAAAGCAGCAGCCTGAGCCGCACCCCGCAGCTGATCGGCGGAAACGCAACCCCGGATCGTCACCGACAACGGGCCTGCGTAGGCGTCGATGCAGAACCCGGCACCGCCGCCACTGTCCATATCGCCGTAATACTCGGTGACGTCACCCAGACGCACCTGCGACTCCTTCGTGGAGCCGTCACTGTTCCAGTTGTCCGGGATCAAATTAGTCGCCTTCAACGCCTTAGCCCGACTGATGATGTGCTTGCGGATAGCATCGTGGTCCGCGCCACCCCGACCCACAGCCTTGATGGCCTTCTTCAAATCGGCAATGTCGGCAATCGGATACGAAGGCTCCCCCTTGGCGTTCTTCATAGCGTGGCCCTTAGAGGCCATGCCCTTCAAGTCGTCGGCGGAGTACTTGGCCTCCTGCACCCAGTACTCACGGACGTCTTCAGACATCCTGTGCTCCTTAGCGTTCTGGGTGATATCAGCCCAGCCGGAACCCTCCTCCGTGAGGGTGAAGCTCGCCTCCATCGCCTCGCTGATAGGGGTCCGGATAACGCCACCGGACTCGGTGGTCTCCTCCGAACCGCCATCAATCAACGCCGCATCCACCCCCGGGGACGCGGTGAAGTCGATGGCGTCAATCTCCAGATCGTCAGCGGTAGTAGCCAAACCCTCCGCCGTCCGAACCTGCCGGGTGTCACCAACCCAGTAGCCGTGGATCGACACCGACCGCAAAGCCGGTTTACCGTCTTTCGGTTTCACCAGCGCGGCAATGTCCTTGCCGTACTGGGTGTTGTACAGCTCGGCGGTGTACCGCAACTTGCGGTCGTCGTCCACGGTCACGCCGGTGACACGGCCGACGATCCTTGCCGAATCGTCACCGGCGTCGTGGTGGGTGCGCATCACGATCGGTCGTCCGTCTGGATCGTCGATCCGCTCCTGCATGCGCTTAGCTGCCTTGGCAATCAGTTCCGGCGTGTAGAGGCGACGGTTGCGGCTGACGCCCGGAGCCAGGGCCGCACCGCTGAACATGGCGATGGCCACGGGCTTCTCCTATGTGTACGAGATGGTCATAGCAGGGTTGGTGGCGGCACCCTTCAAGGTGATGCCGTTCAGGGCGGGAATCTCGAAGTCCCCCACCGAACCAGCGGCAACCGCAGCCGGGAACACCCCGATGATCGTGCCGCTGCCTGCGCTGGCGTTGTCGTAGAACGCTGTGACAGCAGCCCCGGCTGTGCTGGTCACCAGTACCCGGCAGAGCCTTCCGGCGGACGCTTTGACGACCGTGTCCGTGGCGACCCCGGCTGCCACGGCCGCCGTGGTGGTACCGCTGGTGGTGACCTGCACTGTCGCCGCGATGGACACCGGCTGCGTAACAGCGGAGCCGTCCACCTTCACGGCGTTCGCCGCCGTGACCGCCGCAAGCCGGGTAGTGGAGCCGTCCTGGATCTGCGTGAAACCAGGGGTTGAAGAGGATGTACTGCCGCCGGTGATCACGTTCTCGTTGTCGTCAACCGGCGTGTACCGAGGATGAAGAGGCATGCTGGCTCCTAGCTGGAGAACCCGCTGAACGCGGAGGTGTCTATCTCGGCAGAAGCGACGCAGCGGCACAGAGGATGGGCGGGCATCGACGGAAAGTCCATGATCGGATACGGGGATTCCTCGCCGTACCTCTCGCACGTGGGGCAGACCCTGCCGTCTCCGGCGGTCATCCACGTCACGTTCCGCACGCCCTCCGACGCGTACAAATCCAAGGCGCCCTTGGACATGCCGAACGACATAGCCCAGTCCACGATGAAACCCACCGTGTCTCGTTCCTCAACCGTGTCCTGCAACACGTCCACAGCCGCCGCGAGCATCTGTGAATAGTCGGCGCCCTGAGCCGCCAAGTTACCCAGCGTCAACCCGAACTCGTCCGCCGACCGGCCCAACATCCGGTTCAGCCACGTGTCGGATTCGGCCCACAAGGCGGTGTCGTTCTCCAAGGCGTCGTAGGCGTGGCGGAAAGCAATGTCCCAGGCGAAGTTGAGGTGCTGCTCTGCTGTCGAAGCCGCCGCGAGAGCATCCACATACCCCTCAGCCCGTGCCGTGCGGATCACCTCGCGCATAAGGTCACGGAGCTTCTGCCACGAATCCGTGCCCGGCATCCACGCCAGGAGCCTCATAGCCGCATCGCGGGCTTCCCTCTTGGCTCGCCGTACCCAATCCGGGTCTTCGGCCGTCTCCGACAGCCCTAGGGCCTGCCGGTAGAGAGCGACTGCGCCCCGCACATCGAAATCAGCGACAGCGGAACGCCACACCTTCCGAACCCTGACCGTGTAATCCTCCATCGCGGCGAACCGGCGTGCGAACACCCTCGCCCACACGCCCTCCAACCTGCCCAGATGGATCGCTACCTCAAGGACCCCCGGAGAGTCCCAATTCTCAGCGCAAATGTCCATAGCAACCAGGCAACCCGCCTGAACCCGCTGCGACATAGGGCCACCCGACTGCGCCCAGCCCTGCGCGTAAGCCGTCCGCGCATACGGCCGGATAGCGTCATTCAACCCCAGCCTCCTAGCTGACAGCCGCCCACATCGTGAAAGCCCCAGTGACAGTATTCGAACCCGGGGTGATTGTCGAAGGAAGAGACGTCTGAGAAGTTCCGTTCACCGCATACCGGAACGCCGCCGCAGCAGCCCCAGCGTTGGCGATCGACAAGCTCGCACCCGACGCCCGAGCCAAAGTCGACGCAGTAGAGGCGTTGTTCACGAAAGCCACCCAGTACGTCCCCGCCACAGCCGCATACGGGGTGACAACCGAAGCCGTCACAATCCCCGCAGACGTGATCAGCGTGTCCAGAGTTCCAGCCGCCGTGACAGCAACCCGAGTCCCCGCCGAGTTGTACAGGCCCAAGAAGTTCTGGTTGGCCGTGACCGTGGCCGCTGCGGTACTGACCCCCACCGAGAGCTTGCTGACCGTAGTCGAATACCGAAGCAGAACCTGCGCCAGATAGACAGTGCCGTTCACCGTCAACGTGCTGTTCGTCGTGGCCGACGGATCGTAGGTCCAAGCCAACAACGCCGAATCAGACGCCTGATACACGTTGCCCGGCACCTGAACCGAGTTCACCGTGAACAAGTCCGTCTGAGGCAGCTCCAAATGGTTGTAGCTGCTAGAACCGCTGTTCGGCCACGCGTTCTGAACGTTCAACCCCACCGCCCCGTTGTTCTGGACGTTGGCGGTAGAACCGTTCTCATACGTGCCGCCGATAACGGTCGGAGCGATCACCCCAGAGGAGATCTTCAAACAGATCCCCATCGTGTCCACGTAACCGCCGGTGACCGTCGTGGAATGGGCGCCCGTGTCCAACCAGATCCCGTTACCCGTCCCCGCCTCAACGTCCGGATGAACCAGGTTCGTGGAATGCGACCCGTTGATGTACACGCCGCTCGAAGCCGAATCATCCGCCTGAGGCAGCAGGAAACAATCAACGACACTGTTGGAGTGCGCCCCGCCGGTAATCGACACACCAACGCTGGACGTCCCCCCGTACCGGATCCGGCAAGCCCGCACCTCGTTGTAGTGGGCCGTAGCCGAGTTCATCAAAACCCCGGTCTTCGGAGCCACCCCAGACGCCCCGCCGCCGTCAACCAACAACATCTCCAACACGGACATGTTGAAGTTGGAGGCGTCGATAGCAGTACCAGAACTCGCCGCGTTCGTCTGCGACACCCTCAAATAACGCAGGTTGACCCGGATGTTCGACGCCGCCTTGATCGCCGGTGACACCGAAGCCCCGTCGAACAGGATCTGCGACCCCCACCCGTCACCCTGAAACGTTGTGCCCGTAGTGGAAACGTTCAACGTAGACGTGATCAGGTAAGACCCAGCCGGGAAGTACAGCGTGCCGCCGTTCGACGGCAACGCCGCCAACGCCAAGTTGATCGCAGCAGTGTCATCAACAGAACCGCTACCAACCGCGCCATACGCCTTCACCGACACCCACGACAAAGCCGGAACAGTGATGGCCGCTGGAACAACCGGTGACAACGTCGAAATGTCCACCGTCGAACCCAGCGAATGCGGCAAGCTGACGCCGTAGCTCCGAGGAGACAACCCGCCGATCGTCTCCGTCACCGTCCACGACCAGTTAGACGGCGTCAACTGCCCCGTACAAGGCAACACCACCGAGAACGCGCCGGAGCCGTTCAACGACACCGTCACCCCCACGCCACCCAACAACACCGACCCGACAGTGTCCACCAAGACCGGGGTCGAAGGCGTGAACGTCAACGTCCCCGCCATCGCCGCGCCCGCTGGAGTCAGATACGTGCCCGTCACCGTGATGGTGAAGATGTCACCCGGCAACGCCATAGCCGTCTCCTCGTCTACGGCAACAACGCCGTCAAATCCACTGTCGAACCCAGCGTGTGCGGTATCGCCTTGCCGGGATACTGGGCTGTAGGCGCCCCGTTCAGGGCGATACCGATGGTGTAGGTGAACGCTGGGATGTTGGCGTTGTCGGTACAAGCCAACACGACACTGACGTCGTTGGAGCCGGTCAACGTCACCGCCGTCGGACCGTCAACGATGACATGCCCCACCGCGTCGATCAACGGCAGGGCACTAGGAGTGAACGTCACAGTTCCCGTTGCCTTCACCCCGAACACGTTCAACAACGTCCCGGTGACGGTGATAGTCGTCAAATCACCCGGCAACGGCATACAGACCTCCCGCTACAACTTCCTGATCCGCTCCGAAGCCCCAAACAGGTGCAGCGCCAGGAACGTCAGCCCCAAAGACAACAGAGCCAGACCGGAGAACCAGCTGTTCGTAGTGGTTTTCAACCCCAGCAGGATGAAGTTCACCGCGAAAACGATGATGGAAAGCATCCCAAACATGTGAGCCTCCTAGCGGAAGATGAAGGAATCGAACCCTCTGCGGAGTTACCCGCTGACCGCTTTCGAAGCGGCTCGCCACCATTGGCCTATCTTCCAATGACGCCGAGTCGAAGACCCTTGGCTGTCAAGCAGCGCAGGCGTCGCGTCACGCCCCAGTACCTGGCTGATCAGGCCAAGCGCTTGCGGTTGTTAGTGACCGACACCGCCAAACGGTCGTCGGAATGGCAGGACTCGAACCTGCGCTCTCCTGGTCCCAAACCAGGCGCCTTCCCAAACTTGGCCACATTCCGAATCTGGGGCTGCCCGGACTGGCCGGACACTTGCGACCGGAGCCATACGCCC